GATTACACCAGATATTATTGACAAAAGTTTTGAGCGTTTAGGAAATCAATTTGACACGTTTACTCAAAACAAAACAATCAATACAGGCGCTGCATTTAAGAATGAAGTGAAACAGATACGCAACGAATATGAAAATAATATTAGCGCAAACGTTAAACCAATTTTAGTCAACCAAGCTAAAGGACTTCTTAATCTCACCCCGCAAACTTCTGGCGAACAGCTTCAAAAAATTCGTAGTACTCTTGCTCGTTTGGAACGCGATAATAGAAAAGACCCAGAGTTAAATTTGGCTCTTACTCGCTTACGCGAATCTGTTGACGACGCAATAGAACGTTCACTACCACCAGCAGAGGCACAAGGTCTTCGCGATGCTCGTAGGCAATATCGTAACCTAAATATTGTTTCTCAGTCGCTTGGTACAGGAGAAGTTGCACAAGCTGGAAACGTGTCCCTCAAAAATATCGCCAATGTTCTATCAAACAGAGATCGTGTTGGTTATGCGCGAGGTCGCGGAGGTGAACTTGAAGAGTTGTCCAGAGTCGGAGGACTGCTTGCAAATCCACCATCTTCAGGCACGAGTGAGCGTGTATTTTACACATCTTTATTAGCTGGACTAGGTGCACTTGGAGGGCAAGAGGTTGGTGGTCAATCTATTGGAGATGTTCCAAGCACTCTCATAGGCGGTGTAGCTGCACCGATTGCAGCGGCACTAGCATATAAAAACCCAGTAACGCGTGCTTATCTGCTTAACCAAGCAGCAGCACCACTAGAAAGAGCAATACCTTCTTTCGCTCGCTATGGAACGATGGGCGGTCTTCTCGCAACAGAGCCATCAAAGCAGTAATTGATTAAGCATAAGTACGACATACTCGACATCGCGCGTTTCTATTCAAAGGTCGATGTAGGGAAGAGAGATGACTGCTGGTTGATTAACGGGACAGTGCCTACCATTGACGGATATGGCACTTTCTCGATCAACGGAAAATCGATTCGCGCTCATCGTTTTTCTTACGAGGTATTCCACGGGCCAATACCTCCATCTCTCGTCGTGCGGCATCGATGCGACACACCGCTCTGCGTTAATCCGTATCACCTACAGACTGGCACGACATCCGATAACGTCATGGATCGGGTGCTGCGAGGAAGATCTGCCAAGGGTGAAACCAATGGGCAGTCCAAAATCACAGCAGACATCGCCAAGAAGATTTTCCTAGACCAAAGACCGTATAGCCAGATCTCAGTAACCTATGGGTTGCACAAATCGAGCATCAGTCAGATCAAGCTCGGCAAGACGTGGTCTCATGTGACGGGCAAGAAGTTTCTCCCAAAGTGAAAAACTGATACTATTTCAATGCGTTGAGCAAAGCTCCGCACTGCCCGACCTCCCCTGGGCAGGCGGCCCCGTGTCCCCCATCAGGCACGGGGCCAACTTTTTTCGAGTTATCCACAGGTTTTTGAAATAGCTATTGCGTATAAAAAAATATACGTTATGGTCACAGATGTCGGCGATGGGGCCGACCAGCACGGAGACACGGAATGACTGACCCTAATCCACGAGTTGTCCAACTACTCATAAATCTGCTTGCGATAACTCTTTTCTCGTTTATCGTATTCGGTCTCGCTTACATCGTCGATGGGTACGCGCAATGACTTCGGTAGACTGGAACTCGCACTACAAAGAGGTGCGCTTGCGACTGCGTGCTGCACCGCAACGCAACATCGTAAAGATCAAGGCTGAAGAACCGCCTGCACCAGAGCCAGAGCCTGTAACAGAAGTGGTACATGCCGAACCAGAACCCACACCGCTTCCACCAATCGTCGCACGGCAATTCACAGAAGCGCATCAGGTTTTGCGAGCCGCGAAAATATCTGTGGTTCCACGGTGGAAGGAAATTCTGAGAGAAGTATGCGCAAAGCACAAGATTCACCCAGAGGCAGTTACTGGAAACTCGCGACAAGCGCCCTTGGTAAAATGTCGCCGCGAAGTGTACTGGCGACTGAGGACGGAACTGGGGATGAGCCTGTCGCAGATAGGGTTGAAACTGAACAAGGATCACACGAGCGTTCTCTACGGTGTGAACGAATACGCGAAAGCATTGGGGAAGCAATGATGGATCACAGAGACGTACTTAAAGAAGCGCAGTCGCTTCTATCGCAACGCGGCAACGCATACGGCACAGTGCAAGAGAACCACGATAGGGCTGCTACGATTCTCAGCATTCTGACTGGGCGCAACTGCACACCGTATGACGTGGCGCTGACCATGCTCGCAGTGAAACTTTCACGGCTTGCGCATCAACCGGCACACCATGACTCATGGGTAGACGGCATCAACTACATGGCATTCTGCGCAGAGTTTACCGGCAAGGATGCACCACAAGCGGTGCTCGATCTTGCAGTGAAAAAGGTGCAGGCAAACTTGAACGAAGCACTCAGGGGAGAGAGCAATGGTTGAAGTTAGACCAGACGGGCCAAACGAATATGTTATCCTGAGAGACCATGCGGTCGCAGGATGGGTGCAAATGGCACGCGATAAGAAATACCGCGCACTGACAGTTGATGGGCATCTCACGCATCACTGGACACTCACATCAGCATTAGCAGCCGTCGCAGATGACGCAGAGGACATCGAACTCCATGCCACAGCAACTCAGTAACATCCCCGCATCAGAGTATCACTCGTGGGATGCGCTATCAGCGTCAGGTGCGAAGCAATTACTCAGATCGCCGGCACACTATCTCGCAGCGAAAGAGCAACACCGCGAACCAACACCGGCAATGAAATTCGGAACACTGGTCCACGCAATGGTGTTGGAGCCAGAGACAATCGATACCGATTTTGCGGCAATGCCAAAGATTGACCGGCGCACGTCAGCCGGTAAACAGCAAGCTGAACTATTTGCAGCGACGAACGCGGGTAAAACCGTTGTCGATTTCGATGACTTTCAGCGAGCACAGCGTGTTGCAGAAGCAGTGCGAACACATCATCTCTATAAGGAACTCTTGGAAGGCGCGAGCGTCGAGCAATCGTTCACTTGGGAGCAAAACGGTGTGCCGTGCAAGGCACGCATGGACGCGATACAGGGATCGCTTATCGTGGACCTGAAAACCACGCAGGACGCTTCACCTGATGGCTTCGCTAAAACGATGGCTGGATTAAAGTATTACGTTCAGGCTGCGCATTATCTCGATGGGTATATGCACACCACTGACTTTGAAGCAAAAGACTTCATCTTCATCGCAGTCGAGACAGAGGCACCATACGCCATTGGCGTATACAATCTCGATATGGTCGCGCTTGAAGCTGGGCGGCATAAGATGGCTCTTGCTGCGGAAGCGTACAAGGCAACCAAATCAGCAACTGCGTGGAAGGGTTACTCGCCGCTGATACAGACACTCAGTGTTCCGGGATGGGTAGGCAGAGAGTTGGACCTGTGAAAGTACTTGTTGCATGTGAATACAGCGGTGTTGTCCGTGATGCTTTTTTAAGAAAAGGTCATAACGCAATGTCATGCGATTTGTTGCCAACAGACAGTGATGGGCCGCATTATCAAGGAGATGTGTTTGACGTAATTAACGATGGATGGGATCTGATGATAGCGCATCCACCATGCACATATCTTGCTAATAGTGGTGTAAGTCATCTTTATAAGGATAAGTCCCGTTGGGAGAAATTGGATGACGGAGCGTCTTTTTTTAAGAAACTACTAGATGCAGACATCCCGAAAATAGCGATAGAAAACCCTGTGATGCATAAGTATGCAAAGGAAAGAATCGGTGGGGTTCGACAGTCACAAGTAATACAGCCTTGGATGTTCGGTCATAAAGAACAAAAGGCGACATGTTTATGGTTAAAGAACTTACCGTGTCTCGTTGAAACAAAAAATGTCAAAGATGAGATGATGAAATTGCCGAAGAACCAGAGAGAGAGACTGCATTATTTACCACCGTCTTCTAATCGATGGAAACTTAGATCTATAACTTACCAAGGTATTGCTGATGCGATGGCTCAACAATGGGGTGAATCATGAATGAGATTATCGATGAGCTTGAGAAAGCGCGCATCGAGGCTGGCATGAGCACGCGTGAGCTATCAGCGAAAGCAGGGCTAACACCGTCGCACTGGTGGCAGATCTCAAAGCGCAGCAGATCAGCGAATTTCGATACGCTGGCACGCATAGCTGATGTGCTTGGGTATGCCATCGTCGCAATACCAGTACCGGTGACAGAATGAAGATCTGCGGAATCGATCCAGGAGCAAGCGGCGCAATCGCGATACTCGATATGGAGAAGGGATACCTGTCAGTCATCGATATGCCGACGCACCAGATCGAGCGCAACGGTAAAACGAAGAACGAGATCTCTGCGCAACTCGTTGCACGGTATCTCGAAGATCAAAAACCGGATCACGTTTGGATTGAGAAGGTCGGAGCCATGCCGGGGCAAGGTGTCAGCAGCATGTTTCAATTCGGTCGATCTGTCGGGACGATCGAAGGCATCATCGCTGCATTACGTCTACCCATCTCTTATGTCACGCCGCAGAAATGGCAGAAGGCATCTGGGATGCGTGCAGGCAAAGACGGATCACGGCAACGTGCGCAGGAACTCTTCCCAGCTTTTGCCCAACACTTTTCGCGGGTGAAGGACAACGGAAGAAGCGATGCCGCACTCATCGCATGGTACGGCGCAACACAGAATCCCTAATGAGAGAGGGAACAACTCTCATCCGCACAAGGTCACGGACTGACCTATCAGTAACTCTGAAGGAGTAATTATGTTGAGCTTTCCACAGCAAGCATCAGGTAAACCGTGGGCGCGTCTCGACGCACGCACAGGCATTCTCTTTGTCTCGTCAGCGGATGGTGAAAAGTCTGCCGTAGACATGAAGGGGAAAGTATTCGGATTAGACATCGCTAACGCGAAGCAGGGCTGGTTGATGGTCGGCGCTGCGGGTGTGGACTGGCAAGAGGTCAACGGTGCATGGGGCAACCCACCATCGCCAGACCACAAGCCCGGTGTCGATGTCACGATCTACTCGAAGGATGCGTCATTCGGAGACGCACCATTCCGTAGCGCAAGAGGCAACTCGCGCGCATGGACGCAATTCGTTGCAGATGTTGCGAAGAAGGCAGGAGCAATCCCTGCCGGTAAACTCGCAACCTTAAAGGTTGATGCCGTGAAAACGATCAAGGTTGGTCAGGGCACATCTGTGCAGATCGACTTCACTCTCGCTCCGAAAGAGAAATGGTTCACAGCGGAAGAGCAAGAGTCAGCTCCCGCTGCGGCACCGGCTCAGGACGACGATGAGTTCTAAGTAAAAAGAAACCCCCGTACCGGCATCCGAAGCCAGTGCGGGGGTTGAAGTCAGGGAGGACACCCTCTCATTCAAAGGGTAACATCGATGACACTACAAGAAACAAAAGAAACGATCAACAGCGCGAGTTATACGATGTCGCTTGCGTTCGCCGGTGGCGGGTTCAAGGACACAACACTCGTGCCGCGCACATATACGCTCGCTGCGTTGAGCGACAGATTAAAGCACGTCAAAGTGGGGCAGAAGGACGGGTCATACCTTATCCGTGGTGGTGATCTCTCGATCTGCAAAAGATCTGACGAGAACCTGCAATCAGCGGAACTGATTATCCTCGACGGTGACTCGTCAATCGATCCAGAGACAGGCGAGATCCTCACAGGCGCACCGTCATTCCATACCGTGCATGAAGCGCTGAAGGAGATGAACGTCGCGCACATCATGCATACGAGCCACAGTAATCGTGGATCTGATGGCGTTGTTTCGTTCTGGAAATACAGAATCCTCATCCCTTGCAAGATGCAGTCGCAAGAGGAACTGACCGCTGCTGTCGATTACTTCATCGCAGAACTTCATAAGCGTCAGATTTGGATTAACGGTGTGAACGAGAACTACCGCTGGTCACAGCCGTGGTTTCTCCCGCGCGTCAGCAAAGAAGAAGAGCGTGAACGCTTTGTCCATCGCGATCACCTCGACGGATATATCTTCAACATCGACACCGCCGTCTCTTGGCAGCGCGAGACTGAACAGCAAAACCAAATCATCGACCATATTAAGAATACCGAAGCATCCGCACCGCCTGTGACGAGCACCACGATCTCGCAATTCAATGAGCAGCACGGTCTCGAATGGATGCGAGCCACTCTTGCCTCGATGGGCTACCGCTTCAGCCATTACGATAAGAGGAACGACGCATACCGATACCTTGCGCCGACGAGTCAGACTGGCACGGCAGGAGTGATGCTGTTCAAGGGAAGCCGCGGCGACTGGG